AATAACGTAGCAAGTATTGGACTCCACGTTGCTGATGGAGCTACCTCACAAGGGTTTATTAACTATGTAAGAACAGGAAACAATACAGGTAAATTTACATTTACACAACGAACAGGCTCATCAACTTATGCTGAAGCTATGCTCATTGATAATTCTGGTCGTGTCGGGATAAACAGAACCCCTGCTGTATCTAACTCAAAACTAGAAGTAGGAGGAGCAGACAACGTACCTCTCATAAATGTTGAGGCTAGTGGGGCTACAGCAGGCATAGGAATAGGAGGAGGTAGTCTTAAATTTTTCTATGGAACATCCGCTAAGATGAATCTTTCTTCAAGCGGAAATCTAGAGGGTCTTGAAAATTTATATGTAGCAGAGGATATAGGGCATTCAGGTGATAGCAATACCTACATGAGTTGGCAAGCTGATCAATTAGACTTTTATATGGGAGGCAACCATATATCTGAGTTTACTACTGGCGGCATACAAACTAGGGCGGGATTTGATTGCGGAGCAGGGGGCGGCACTTATGGCAATATGTTCTGTTCAACAAATTTATCTGGTTACAGTAATGGGCAATATCCTGTACTTAAAACAGGTGGTGCTACTATTCACTTTGACGCACAAAGTACTTACACAGGGTATATTTCTCATAATACAGGTTTTACAGATGTATCTGATGAAAGGGAAAAAGAAAATATAGAAACAATTACAGGAGCAACAGCACTTGTAAAACAATTAAGAGGTGTTACTCATAAATGGAAAGATAAACGAGATGAAGAAACACATCATGGATTGATAGCACAAGAAGTACAAAAAGTAGTTCCTGACGTAGTAAGTGAAGGAGCAAAAAAAGAGGGACAAACCCCAACTCTAGGTGTTGCTTATCAAAAACTTGTACCGCTACTTATAGAGTCAATCAAAGAACTCGAAGCAAGAATTGAGGCACTAGAGTCTTAGTGCTATGATTATATTTTTAACTAAATAAGGAGTATTTATGACAGAGCAAAAAATAGAACGCGTTAACTACAACGGCAAAGAGTATCTTATAAAAGATCTTACTGATGCAATGAAGAAAGAGTTTAACTTACTTCTATCGATACAGACTGAATTGAACAGGTTAGGTGATCTAGTTACAATTCAACAAAGAGCACAAAGCAACACTATGGGGGCTCTTGACGCTCTTATTGAAGAGGGAAATGTAAAAGAAGCACCGCCCCTTACTACAGTGACTGATGAGCAGTTAGAAAAAGCTCACGATGTAATAGAGAAGGCACAATAGTTATGAAAGCGTTACTTAAAAATCTAGTAAGCACAGTGGCTCCAACAATAGGAACTGCATTAGGTGGCCCTATGGGGGGCATGGCAGCAAATATGATTGCCGATGTATTAGGATGTGACACAGATGCTAAGTCTATACAAAAAGCTATGGACGCAGCTACTCCTGAACAAATGCTTGAACTTAAAAAAGCCGAAGCCGCTTTTGAAGTTAAAATGAAAGAGCTCGAAGTAGACGTATTTAAACTTGAAGTAGCAGATACTCAAGATGCTAGGAAAGCTTTTTCTAAAGATTGGACTGCTAGGATTATAGGTATCGCTGTTATTGGTGGGTTTATGGGTTACATATTCTTAGTCACAATACAACCGCCAGAACAAAATAGCGAAGCTCTAATCAACCTTGTATTAGGATATTTAGGCGGGTTAGCTTCGGCTATAATTAGTTTTTATTTTGGAGCTTCAAATACACCGGGTAAAGATGAATAGAGCAGCACTTATTGAAGAACTAAAACGCGATGAAGGTGTAGTCCTTACCTTATACAAATGCTCGGCAGGTAAAAATACTATTGGAGTAGGTCGAAATATAGATGATCGTGGTATTACAGAAGATGAATCTGATTACTTATTAAGTAATGACATAGACCTTTGTGTAAGAGAATTAGAAGGGGCTTTTTCTTGGTTTGGCACTTTATCTGACTCGAGACAACGGGTTCTTGTTAATATGTGTTTTAATCTAGGCTTATCTAGATTAATGGGTTTTAAAAAGTTTTTAGCTGCTATGGAAGCAGGAGAATGGGAAACAGCTGGCGTGGAAATGCTAGATTCAAAATGGGCAGAGCAAGTTGGGCCAAGGAGTACCCGCTTACGAGATCTACTTCTGGAGGGGTAGTGTGGCGTACTACAAACTTATTACCTTTTCGGGGATTGCCCCTCAAATATCTCCTAGACTTTTAAATGATACAGTAGGACAAACTGCTAATGATTTAGACCTAGATAGCGGCGTACTTATTCCCATAACAGAAAACTCACAAACTCAAGCACTAACGCAATCAGGTAGAACTAGTATTTATTACTACGAGTTTGCTGGGAGTAATTTTTGGTTAGAGTGGACAGAGGACGTGGATGTTCAACCGGGGCCCATTGCTGACGATGCGTTGGCTAGATTGTATTGGACAGGAGAGTCTTTTCCTAGAATGGCAGCAGGTGACATAATAACTGCTAGTGGTTCTGGTAGGTATCCTAGAAACTTCTATAGATTAGGCATACCCGCTCCTACTGCTGCTCCTACCACAAGTGTTAGTGGCACAGACGACGGTACAACTACACAATACAGCACAGCGTACGTGTATACGTTCGTCTCAGCTTATGGAGAAGAGGGACCGCCATCTCCGGTATCTTCTGTGGTAACAAAAGTAGATGCGCAAACAGTTACGGTAGGAGGATTAGAAACTTCTGCAGGATCGGGGGTTGGACGAACAAATACAAACTTAGCTAAGAAACGTATATATAGATCAAATACAGGTTCTAATACTACAGCGTTTCAGTTTGTTGGGGAGGTGACCTTAGCGACTAGTAGTTTTACCGACACTGTAACAAACGCAAACTTAGGTGAACTTATACCGTCTACTTTCTGGATCGCTCCTCCTGATGAACAAACTTCTTTATATCCAAACGGGCCTATGAAAGGACTGACTGCTTTACCTAACGGTATCTTTGCTGGTTTTACAGGAAAAAGACTTTGTTTCTCTGAGCCTTTCTTACCTCATGCCTGGCCTGTAGCTTTTCGTACTACACTTGAGGATACTATTGTAGCAATCGGAACTACAGGTAATGGTCTATTTGTAGGCACAGAGGGTAATCCATATTTCGTAACAGGGGTTGATCCGCAGTCCATGACTTCTATTCGTATAGAAGCGGCTCAAGCGTGTTTAAATAAAAGGTCTATGGTTGATATGGGGCCGTATGTCATATACGCATCGCCAGACGGTTTAGTAGCTGCAGCTGGCACTGATGTACAAGTAGTAACAGAGGGGTTGATATCTCCAAAACAATGGCAAGCAGATTTTTACCCATCTACAATACAGGGTTTTTTATGGCAGGGTAAATACATAGGTTACTATGCTAGTGGATCAAACTTTGGCGGTTTTATGTTTGACCCTAGGGGTGGCAAAAACGCACTTACAACTTTGACTCAAACCTCTAGCACTAGCACAAAAGGCGGACACACAGATCCAGATACTAATGAGCTGTATGTAATAGAAGGCAGTAATATAAAAGAGTTTCAAGGTAGCACTACAAACGAGTCACTTACATTTAAAACAAAAGAATTTGTACCTAGTAAGCCAACTAAAATGGCTTTTGTAAAAGTAGAAGCGGAAGCCTATAGTGGCAATGGTATTACAGTAAAAGTATTTGGAGATGGCAGTTTGTACTACCAAGCCATCATTACGGCTTCTGGTAGCGCCTTTAGTGTAACAGGACAAACTCCTAGTTTTAGTGCTACTACTATACCAGAACCTATTCTTAGGTTACCTTCAGGGATTCATAAAACGTATGAAATACAAGTGGAGGGAGCTCACACGATTAATGAAATCTGCATAGGGGAGTCCATAGAAGAACTGAGGGCGGTGTAATGAGTACAACTGGGACAAAGTTACCAGCTATAGTAGCTGTACCAAGTAATACAGATCCGCAGTTAAAAAAGACTCTAGATTCTCTTATCGAGACAATGCAAGTCCTAATAGGACGAAGGGGCGATCCAAGAGATAGAGCTGTAACTTTACGAGAACTAGTCAAAGCAGGCCTTGCAGAAGAACTTTTAGACAACCCATTTAATCCAAATGCAGGAACGGGTTTCGTAGACTTTGGACCACCGCCTGCTTTAAATGACGTTACGATACCTCCAGTCCCTACCGGGGTTACTGCTAGTGCAGCTTTTACTACAACTGTTGTGTCTTGGGACGACCCACAGTTTGGTAATTTTGCTTTTACAGAAGTGTATAGGGGAACTTCTAATAACATAAGTAACGCTGTTTTAGCAGATACTACTACTGCTTCTGTCTGGTCTGATTCAAATGACTACAATCAAACATTTTATTACTGGGTTCGGCATGTATCTACTTCTAATATAGAAGGGCCATTTGCCGCTGCGAATAGTGGAAATGGCGTTACTACTGCAGCGAATATAACAGCTGTGATGAATAGCTTAAGTCAAACTTTAGCAGACTTACCTGGTTACAATCTGTTAGCTACGAATACAACGGCAGCTACGATTATAAAAAGTTCTAGTCAACCTAGCACAAGAGGAGATGGCAGTTCGTTACAACCTAATGATATATGGTTCGATACAGACGATGGTCAGATATATGTAAGAAACGCAGCGAACAACGCATGGGTCGCAGGTCGTGACTCTAGTTTAGTTACTTTGTTTGGTAGCACTAGTTTTACTGGTAGTACTTTAACTGGTGCAATGGCTACAGCTCAATCTGATATTGTTACTGTTACTAACGCACAAAGCGCTACTGCTACTTCTCTGACAAATCTTACTAGCACGGTAGGAACAAACACTAGCTCTATCTCTACTTTAAATACGACTACTGCTAGCCACACTGGAGACCTTGATGCCATGTTTGTATTACAGGTTTCTACAGAATCTAATGGTAGTAAATCTGCAGCAGGTATGGTTGTTGGGTCTAGTGCAAGCGACGGGTCTGGAGCGCAATCTTTTGTGCAATTTCAAGCAGATAGGTTTGTTATATTCAATGGCGCTAGCGGTAATGCTTCACCATTTGAAGTGTCTAGTAATACAGTATTTATTAAAAATGCGATGATACAAGACGCAGCCATAACAACTGCTAAGATTGCGTCGTTAGCTGTGGATGAAGCGCGTATAGCTAGCGCGGCTGTGACAAATGCTAAGCTTGGAAACGCATCTGTGAGCACTGCTAAGATCCAAGACGCGTCTATAACAGATGCGAAAATTGTGAACGCAGCCGTGACAAATGCCAAGATTGCTACCGCTGCGATAGACACTGCTAAGGTTAGCAGTTTGTTTGCAAATACTTTAAATGGCGATGTATCAAAGGCTACAGCTACTAAGTTAGCTTCCAGCGTTTCTTTCACCAACAACAGTAATACTTTTGTTACAGTTTTAGAAAACGAATTAGCAAAACCTACGCACAGTAGTGGTTGGGTGCCATATGCTTCGTTTAATTTGAACAGAGTAAGTGTAGAAAAAAACTCGTATTATCATATCGTAATTGAAATGGCTGCTTGGAATGTAAACTCTCAAGGTGGAACTTCTACTGAAGCTGCTTCAACAAGCAGTGCTCCTTCAGCTTTTGGCACTGGTTATGATGGTAGTGCTATTACATCTACTTTTATAACTGGTGTAACTGGGACACACGCAGCTAACGTTATTACAGTGGCTGAATCGGTCGCTAGTGAAGTAGTAGCTGGCGACATTGTCTTTGTAGGATCAGAAGAAAGAACAGTAACGGGCAACTCTGTGACATTTGGTGCTAGAGTAATTGGATATTCGGGTTCTAGCTTCGGAAGCGCATCTTCTCTTACTGTTGGTTTCAAAGAAAATGTGACTGCCGGAAATGTTGGTAAGTACGTACAAGTCTCAAAAATATTATGGGTTGCTGTAGATACAGCTTTTAATGATTTTGCTATAGCGGGTGTTTTTGGTGGCAGCACTGCAAGCGCTGTTACCCACGGCGTAAAAGCCAAAGTTAGAATATCAGGGGATGCTAATATCATTGGGTCTAGTAACGCAGCAACAACTGAAAATGTCCATGACGCAACAGGAATTTTGATAGGAGTAAGATAATGGCTTGGGTTAAATGGGTAGACGGTGCTGTTGTTAATAATGCTTTACACTCTGAAAAAGGCGCAGGCGATGGTTGGAGGGAAGTTTTTGATGAAGTAGAGGGCAACTCTGCAGGGAAACGTATTGTCATAGTAGAAGAAGATGGAAAGCTATACAGACGAGAGCAAGATATTGTTTATACGTATGATCAAAAAAGAGAACAAGAATACCCGCATGTTAAAGATCAGTTGGACATGCTCTACAAAGATCAACTTAATGGGACCACCACCTGGAGAGACGCTATTACTGCTATAAAAGAAAAATACCCAAAAGAATAAAGTTGTTATAGAATAAAAACATGATTAATAGACCTATAAATCATAAAGAACCACATACATACAAAGATATTTGTACTAAGAAATATTCTACTGTCCCAAATCATGACGGCTCAGTGCCAGGAGAAGGGCCAAATAAAAATTTTGTTGATACAAAATCTCATCGTAAATTTAAAAATACAAGAGTGGAGTACTAATATGGCATATCAATCTTATGGACCAAAGAAAACTACAAAAAAGAAAAAGAAAAAAGGCATGACTAAAAAAGCTAAGCCTATGAAAATGAGAAAGATGAGGTACTAATGAAAAAGCTATCTCCTAAACAAAAAAAGATAGCTAGAGTAGCTAAACCTCGTAATCGCATTACAGGCGCAGATTTTAAAGGCCTAAGACGTAATAAAAAAAGAAAAAAGTGAAGGAACAAAAACAAGTGCCTTCTACAGCGTTTGAGAGGGAGTGTACTCTTAGGTTTGATTTTATTGAAAAAAGATTAGATGAAGGGTCAGATAAGTTCAAACGCTTAGAATTATTATTATGGGGAGTTTATCCTGTGGTAATAACTTGTTTATTAGCTACTAGGTATCTTTAATGTATGAATACAGTTGCACAGTGGAAAGGGTTGTTGATGGCGATACCATCGATGTTGTTCTGGACCTTGGCTTCGATATTTTTTATAAGTCTCGTGTTCGTCTATATGGTATTGATACTCCCGAGTCACGTACTCGTGACTTGGATG